AAATATCTCAGCGGTTTGAGGTCTAGCAATATATTCTAAAAAGAATTCATTACTAGGCGCATCATCCATATTAAATTTTGTCTGTCCATGTAAAGCTCCGTTAGAACCTTTACCTACTACAACTCCTGAAATATCATAAGAGTCACAACCAAACGATCCAATATGTTCATTGCCTGGATACATCTTTCCACCCTTCTTAATCACATTGTTTTGAAGAGAAGCTTTAGGGATGTAAGTTACAAAAAATCTACCTCTTTTATTTGGGCTCCAGATTACCTTAGAATCTTTTATACCATCTTTCCAATGGAAACCTCCTTGAGTCATAAAGTGTCCCATATTTATAGAATCATTATAATCTATTTGCTGGTATATTTTTGTTAAATTAAATAATGATTGTTTGCTTTCATCTCTAAACGCATGTGACTCTGTTCTAGGAAACTGTCTATAAAATTCATTTAAAGCGTCAGGATCTGAAGTTAATGATTCAACCTCGTTAGTCCAGTAATCTACAGCGCCTTGAGTAATAGGCTCTTTGTCTATTCCTTTAATAGGTTTGTCTGGATTCTTGAACACAGGCATGCCATACATGTCAATAAAACCTTCCATATTCCACTCCATAGGAATAAACAGATTATATAAACCGCTTTTTGTTTGTCCGTTAGAGTTTCTGTTTCTGCAATCAGATGACTCAAATAAATCTTTAAAATTTCTACCACCTTTATCTAACGCATTTGATGTAGATCCCATCATACATTTACCTATGACTTTACTACCTAATCTTAAACATGTTTTGGTTACACGCCAATTGTTTAATATATTCTCTGGCCTTTCCCATTTACCACTTTCATCGTGTAACAATAACTGTAACTTCTCACCATCATAACTGTTATCAGATGTATTCTTCCAGTCAATTGTTGTATCTAACCCTTCAAGCTCCTCTTCACTTACTGTATACATATTCTTTTTAGTAATCTTAGAAGCTGGAACACGATAAGCTAATTCTGTTTTAGGCTTATCCATACCATCTTGTATAGGTTTAAAAAAGAAAGGATAGTTGTTTGATATTGGCACTATCTTATCTGTAAACATCTTCTTTGCATCCGCACCAGTTTTTGATAGTATACCTATTCTAGAATCTTTAGTTATTGTCGCTGTGTTAACACCTTCACACGAACTCATAAATGAAAACCCAGAACGTCTTATTTTTAAATAACACATACCAAAACTTCTTTTATCAGCTTTGCATGCCTCCCAGAATATATAGAACAAACGATTTGCTTCTCTAAAGTCTGGATGACCAACGTCAATCTTTGTCCATTGTAAATACATATAATGTGTTCCTGTAATATAAGTAGGAACACCGTTATTCATAAACCAAAAACCTTCTTCTCTCCTATCAAACTCTTGTTCGATATAATCCACCCATTTGTTCTTGAATTGTATCGGAGCTTCATGCCATTGAAATATTGACTGTATTCTTTTTAATTCTTTACTTATTTCATGCGTCTCCCAATACTGATCATCTTTTTTTTTGGATCTTGAATAAACTTTTGTAGGAGCTTTTGGTAATGCAATATGTAGGCCATTTATTTCTATGACATCACCTATTTGACCTGACTTAGATATAACAACAAAATTATATTTTTCGTTATAACCATAAGTCCAAGTTCTTGCTTTATTCTTTGTAGATAAAACATTTTTTGGAACTACTCTAGTTAGTGTAGTGTATAAGTTATTTAGATCTTGATTCTGCAAATCCTTTAGGGGTATTATTTTTCTTTATATCACCACCCTCTAATAATTGCTTTTCGTCTTCTATTCTTTTAAGGATCTCAAAAGCGTCAAAGATAGCAAGCTTTTTAGTAGCGGCAGCATTCTTTAGTCTGTCAGCAGCTAACTCATCATCCTTATCGTATTTAATAATATCTTCTTTAGCTACCTTTATTAATTGTATAACAGCTTTTTCTCCAGCTTTTATTATTTGTTCTTTAATATCTTTAATATCCATTTACATAATCATAGTTATGTTATCTGTAAACATTCTATATAGCTTTTCATCTTCTACATAAAACTCATACTCAGACTCAGGAGTAAAAGACACTTCGTCTCCTACCTTTACACCTAAGTTTTTTAACTCTTGATTGTTATATTTAACAACACCCATAAGAGGTTCTTCTTTGCCGGTCTTTCCTAAAAAAGATTTTTTTGGCGGAATAGGTTTTATAAAACAATACTTAGAATGGCTTTTCCACTCTTCTTTATTATAATACAAAAAAAATTGATCAAAGTCAATAAAGAATAAATCGTCTTTAAAAAAGCTTTTACCACTTTTCTCACGCCCGTACATGTCATTGTAATATTTAAAAACATTATGATGTACTAAAAGTATGTCACCTATATTGACATCTCCTGAATAATTTATTGGAGTTGACACCACTTGCGCATACCTATTAGCCGTTTTATGATCTTCTTTTGATACGCTAATTAAAAAATCTAAGTCTGCTATTTTCTTTACGTTATCATACCTAGTGCCGTTTACAGGACGTACAATAAATGAAAATGGAGATTGCATTAAAAGTTTATATTATATTCGATAGAAATAGGTAAGGTAGTTTTAAACTCTTTCCATATAACAATTTCTTTATTTTTTTCTATCCAAATCTTATATGAACTTGCGCCTGAGTCGTGCTGTATTAAATGAATAATATAAGATCCTCCAAGAACATCCTGCCCTACTATGTAATGCATAGCTCCAGACTTATAGTCTGCTCCTATTGAAATCTTTCTAATGTCCATTTAATTAAAATGTAGAATCTAATTTTAGCTTTCTGTATGTAATATTTATATATAAAGTTCCATTCCCTGCACTTGGACTAGCCAAACCACCTAATGTTATTCCTGCGTTTTCTGCAATAAATTCAGCAGGTGAAGGATCGTTTTTATATACTTTTTTACTTGCAGCGTTTAATAAATTTATATCCAAAGGTTCTTGAATAGTTCCTTGTGTTATATTTAAAGTGTTTACAAAATTATAAGGAGTTGATCCTGGAATCATTAAGCTTACAATTTCGCTAACATCATACACATAACCGTCTCCAGGAGGAGCTAGCAATGTGTATGGTTGTGCTGCAATTACTTTTAAATAAGTTTCTGGAATAGCTATTGTAACGGACGTAGTATTTAAGCCAAATAAAGTTTGTAAGTTTTCTAACGTACAAGTTTTAGTGTTTAAATTATTCTCTGCATCAGTTAGCACAAAGTAATCCGGCAGTGTAGGAATTATACTTGAGTACGCTGTGGTATTACTTATTCTAGCCATTGTTTTATTTTATAGGTTCTGCTTCTACTGCTTGCGGTTTTTTAGTGACAATACCTGTTGCTAAATCAATAACAGCATCTTGCCCATATTTCTCCGCTAATTTTTTCTCTTCAATACCAAACGCACCTCTTAAGTCTTCTAAAGATTTTAGATTCATTTGCTGTCTTAATACATTGTCAGCAATCTCTAATTTAGCTTTAGTAAAGTCTTGGTTTAGTTCTTGAATTTTTTTTAATTCGTCTTCAGTTAATTTAATTTCACTCATTTTAATTTATTTTTAATGTTAATTTTATTTATGTAAATATAGTAAATATATTATTCTTCTTCAACCGGTGCCGGAGGAACTGGGTTATCCCATGTAAAGTATAAATCTTCATCTATAGGATGCTTCTCTAAATCTATTTGTTTAGATAAACTTGCTTCCATGTCACTAACAGGCAACCCTGCTTTTAGCCAGCTAATAACTACATTCTCAAATCCTTCGTCATCTGCGTAAGGAACAAAAGTTGTTGACGGATCATACTCTAAAGAGTAAGTTCCTATTTGGCTAGCGGTGTATTGCGAGTCTTTGTCGTCTTGAGCGGTATACGTCCAATGTACTGTGTAGATTACGTTTTGATTCCCATCTTCTTCGATACGGGCGTTCATTTGATTTATTGTCCATTTATAAAAATTTGCCATTGTTTAATATTTTTTACAAAGATAGTAAAATTTATATTATATAATGATGCCATTTATTTGTTTTAACCTATTAAGTAGCCATAAAAATGACCTTCAGTATTTACTATTTGAAATGATCCAGCATTTGTATAACCAAATAATTCTATATAATCACCTTGAGCTAAAGGTATAATAACACTTCCACTTATACCAAACCAATCATTAACATTATTATCCACTCCACCACCTCTAAATCTGTAAGAAGTTTGAGTACCGTTTTTTACTATATATACAGCCATGAATTGAGTAACTACTGAACTTATATAACAAGTATTTGTTGTTCCAATTAAATAATTACCTGCTACAGGAGCCGTAAACCTAGAGAGAGTTGTATTGTAATTATTATTTGTATCTACGTTTAAAGTATTATAAGTAATTTTTGAA